GTTGATTGGAACCATTCTGATATATCTCCTCCCTACCTCATGAATGTCGGAGACGCAAAATTCAAACTTTTCACCGATTTCTAACTTGCATACTTGGTTCGGTCGTGATGGCGCTTCTTCTTTTGTGACACTAGTCGACGGCATTTCGTCTATGTTTTCTGTTGTTTCCTGGCGTTCTTCATCAACTTCAGGACCTTGAGCCTCAAATGGGGCGTACTCTCTCAACACTGCTGAACCATTGGGTAAAGAAGCAAAACTTCTTTGAGTGCTGGGATCGAACGAACCTGGAAGATCAATAGGATCGGTCATGAAGGTGACGAAGGACGCATCTTTTACAATCATCACATTAGTTGGAACGAATCTTATCGTTTGAGTACCTGTTGAGTTTTGAAAAACCATTACAAAACCCACTTCCGCAAGGTTGGCGAACTCGTAGTTACCTTCAGGAGGTTCATCTCCTAACCAGTCCACCTCCCTGAGCGGAACTCTACTCACTGTTGTTGAGACACTTTCCAAATTATAAAGTGTTGATCGGAAAAGCCGCAATCCCCGCATAACCCATGATGGTATTGGATCATACTTCAGATAGTCGTTCCACGTGAATGGTGACGCTGGTGAAGGGACTGCAACTTTTGGATTTAGGATTCTCAAGAAAACACAAACTTCAACGCTTGGTTCGACAGTGTCAGGCGCAATGAGAGCGTTGGCGATATCAACGGAGAAAGATCCCAAGGAATAATTCTGTATCGGGTCAACCACATTCTCACCCTGGTAAGTTCGTAAGAACTCCGTTTGTGCATTGTACTTAACAAGCTCCCGGTGGACGTAGTTAGTCCCCTCAGAGTTGGACGCAAAGTTCATAAGAGAAGCGTACGTCGTGTTCTGGGCTCCGGGCAATACTGACGGGGCAGCATATTGTGTAACAGCGCGCAAACGCATAGAGTGATATTGTGTTTGAACCGCCACAAAAGTAAACTCAAAATCTGCTTTCCAAAACATGAATTGATTAAGAACTGCCAGGTTAACGGGAATTCCCGGTCCTTCAGCCAAACCCAAACGTGTGTTTAAGGTTATGTGATACAATTCTGTACCGACGGGCTGTGATGGTGTGACAGTGAACTTTGTCAAAAGACACATTTTAGAAAGCAGAGTTTCAATCTTGGTTTCTGCTGGGTTGAATATCTCCATTTGCTGTCGCGAAAATGCAGTGGGCTTCAACTGCATATCTCTCGTTGGCCTAACGCCATGTGATGTTGCCATTCCAGGGAAGGCTTGTTCAATAGGGATTGCTCCAGAACAGAGGGGTGGGTTATCAAGAGGCATTGGAATCTTGACTTCAGCGCTAGCATCAATATCTTGAGTAGCAGAGGTTTCATTGGTGCCGGTAATCTGCACAGGCATGTCTCCTCCAGCGTTACTCATATTATAGTTGTTAACTGTTGAAGCCGAGTTTCCTTGCGCAAAATACTCCACATTTGAATCATCGAAGGTATCAATGGCTCCAAATGTATTGTAAAATTGGGCTCTCCTGGTAACCAACTCCACTGGTCTGGGTATGGAAAAGTTCGAATTCGGAAAAGCTGAGTAGACAGTCACAGTGACCTCATTAACAGCGATTCCTTTTAGAGAACTAATTGGAACGAAATAGACAGTTCCCAATGATTCCGTATCACGCGCAATAGTATTCATTACTGATCTCAAATATTTAAATGGGATCGGGAGTGTATACGTTGCATTTTGATCTGGTTGCACGAAGACGAATTCATTGGTTGTGACATTCGCTAGTTCGGATTCATAACTCGCAAGAGGCATAAAATATGCAGCGGCAAGGCCTTGTTGGAAGGGGGTTGCGTTTAGCTGAAAACACAGCTCAACATCTCCTTTCCAATAGGCGAAG